AGTGCCAAAAAGACAGAGATCAACAGCTTGGAAAAGCGAATTGGCTGAGATAAATGCAAAAGCAAGACAGGAAGGAATGAGTTACGGAAAGTATGTAGGCTTAATGTATTGCGAAGAAAGAGATGAAATGGAAAGAAGGAGAAGATATGACAGAAAGAGACGCGAAAGATTTGGTTGACTGGCTGGATCAGGCAGAAGAGGAAACAAAAGCAACAATTGCAGAACATGAAAGAATTGATCCATTTTATGACGGAGTGCTTTCAACGGTCCAGACAGTCCGTGAATATATCAAGAAAATGCGTAAGGTGGATGAAGCAGAAGGAGGGAAGCAGATGAAAGAGACTATAGCAGATAGCAAGTTTGAGTATATCGAAGAAATCGAGCCATTTTTCTGGTGGACAGGAAGCTTGAACGTAGAGCAGGCAATCACACACTGGACAAAGCGGTACGATGAAGAGGAAGCACACAATCTGTTGGATGAAAAGTTAGAATTTGTATCTAATTACATGAGAAATAATCACGGAGCTGTCGAGCAGTACGGAATTTACCTCATTCCGGAATTTATGCTTGGATATGATGACATAGAGATTGTGGTTGTAGCGGCATCTGAAAACGAGAGGGCTACGGTGGTATTCTCAGATATTCCGGTAGTTAAGGGAGGCTGCGGAAGAATATGAATAGAGAAATACTTTTCAGAGCGAAACATATTCATACAATTCCAGGTAATGAGCATCTAAATGGAACATGGGTGCATGGCTATCTTAGTGATAAGGATTATATTTACAGTAAAAGTCTCGAGGGCAAATTCCTGGTTGATGAAAATACGATTTGCCGATATGCGAATTTGACTGATTTAAAAGGCGAGGAAATATGGGAAAACGATATTTTGATGTGTCATGGTAATCCGAAAGATCTTGTAAAAGCAGTATTCGGAGAGTTTAACGTCATAGAAGTGGAAAGCGAAGAAGTAATAGACAGTGTAATTGGATGGCATTATGAAGTGATTCCAACGGATGAATTAAGTAAATGCGAGCCGTTCTGTTATTCGATGCCACTTACGGACACGTACATCAAGTTTAATGAGATGGAAGTAATAGGCAACATATTTGACAATCCTGAACTGTTAGAAGAGGAGAATGCGCATGGGATGTGAAAGGAGGGATTGATTACAATGGTTATATTGCGACCGGTAGGAACAACAGGAAACCGTCTGAAGTATCTAAGAAAAATTAGAGGACTGACAAGAAAAGAGGCAGCAGTCAAGTTAGACATGAAGGAGGAAAGACTACAAGATCTTGAAACAGGAAGGAAAGGGCTGACGCTAGGGGAAGCAATCAAATATGCAGATACATATAATGTGTCTTTGGATTACATAGTAGGGAGAAAGAAAGTTGAATATTGAAGATGCAATTAGAATTATTAAGGGGTTGGATACATCCAACAGTGAAGAAAACATCGAAGCAAAGAAAATGGCAGTTAAAGCATTAGAGAAGCAGAGACAAAAGAAGATTGAAACATGGAACGGACAAGCATCATGCCCACGCTGCAAGAAACTATTTGGAGAAATGAAGACAATCAGAAATCTTACTACGTGGGAAATGCCATACTGCAAATTTTGTGGGCAGGCTCTTGATTGGAGTGATGAACAGTGAAAAGAAGTACAGACACACGCTGGAGTCCTGCGGAAATCCAGCAGAATCAAAAAGAACATTATGCTGCTATGGCAGAACATCCACCTGATCGGAAGGCAAGCGAGAAGTTTCACCGGCCGGCATACCAAGCAGGCAATCTGATCGAAGCGCAGGGGCAGCAGTTGTGGCATGGAGATGTAGCAGAATACTTGGCAAGAAAGTACAAGATAGGAGATGATGCCAATGGAGAAGAGACTGGAAGAGAACAATGTAAAAAACGAGAACGACAGGAAGAAAACCTATCTCAGGGCATACAGAAAACATGGGAAGAGAATCAAGAGGATCGAATCAGAGATTGAAGAGATCAGGAACATGAAGATGTATCCATCATCGAATAATGATGGGATGCCACATGGATCCAATCAAAGCGATTTAAGTTCTTACGCGGCAGCTCTTCAGGAAAGAGAGGACAAGCTGTATCAAGAGGGAGTAAAGCAGGTACAGACCTATAAGGACATAGAATACAGAATTAATGAGTTAGATGATCAGGACGAAAGAGATGTTATGTTCTACAGGTACATCAAAGGATTTGAGTGGTGGCAGATAGCACAGCTTATGGAGTACAGTGAGAGTTGGATCTACGAATTACACGGAAGAGCACTGAAAAATATTCAAATCAATTAAAGAGTGGAGTCCACTGGAGTTCTAACTGTGCTAATCTGATATTGTCGAAAGACAGACATGTACATACAAATCTCTTGAAAGAGACACTTGCAATCCTCTCGGCAGGTGTCTTTTTTGTATGAAGGGATGTAACTATGACGGACAAGGAAGCAAAGAAATTTTACAATTCGACAATGTGGAAACATAAGCGGATGCAGATCCTAGAGAGAGACCACTATGAGTGCCAGGACTGTCGCAAACGATTGAGAGATGCAGCGGCAGCAGGCGACATCCTGCGAGGAGAAGAGAAAAAGATAAGGAGAGCCGAAGAAGTACATCACATTGTTGAGTTGAAGGAACATCCGGAACTCGGACTGGAAGAGGATAACCTAATCAGTCTTTGTGTGCCGTGTCATAACCTTAGACACGGCAGAGCACCAAGAAGATTCAAAAGAAAGAAGAAGCTTGTGAGCAAGGAGCTGTGGTAGCCCCCCCGGTCAATTC